TGTTGGGTTGCTTACAGGGCAAAAGCCTAAAGACGCTATTTTAAGCGGCATTATGGGGGGTGTTGGTGGTCAGTTCCTAGATGGTCGTCAGGCTGCCATGCAACAAGGTTTAGGAGCTTCTTCTCAATTGGCAAATTTAAACCAATCTGCTATGGAGCAGGCTGCTGGTTTAACAAAAAAAGCGGCCTCCGCTGGAGCGGGGTTAGGTTCAAGCTCGGCCTCTGCGCCTGTTGCTAAAACAATGTCTGGTGAACTTCTGCGCTCTTTGGGCATGGCTGGTGATGATGAAGAAGGAAATTTGCTATTTAAGATTATGAACAGCCAAATTGGGGAAGGCTTGGCGGCTGGTCTAATAGCACAGTTACTTGCTGGGGATGATGAGCCAGAAGGCCCGTCAAAAGATTCGTATGAGAGTCGTCCATTTGGCGCTGGTGGGCCAGGAGGTAAGATAGGTGGAATTAATTATGCTGATGGTGGAGAAGCATATTTTCCGCGCCGTAATGGTGGTATAGACCCAGCAGAGGGGTCAGGAAAGAAAGATGATGTGCCTGCCATGTTAATGGCTGGTGAGTTTGTTATGACCCGTGATGCTGTAAAAGGCATGGGCGATGGCAATTTACGCAAGGGTATAAACCGCATGTACGGCATGATGGATAACCTTGAAAGGATGGCATAATGTCTACTCAAACTGTAGAAACCATTAATAGATTAGCGCCTTACTTAGAAGGTCTTGAAAAGCGTGTACTGCAAACTGGATTTGGTGAGTTTGACTCAGCAGGCAAACAAACGTCACCAGGATTGCTAGACACGCCTTTATCTCTTCCTCAGTATCAGGTTGCTGGATTAGACCCCCTTCAACAAGCCGCACAACAACAGGCCTTGCAACAGTTTGGCATGTTTCAGCCAATGGTTCAAACTGCTGGTCAGCTAGCAACCTCTGGCATTGCACAGGGCTTGGGTATGCTTGACCCTGCACAGGGCATTCAGTCTTTTATGAACCCATATCAGCAAAATGTTATTGATGAAATAAACCGTCAAGCTGCTATCGGTCAGCAGGGCTTGTCAGCAAAAGCAGTTCAACAAGGGGCTTTCGGTGGTTCAAGACAAGGCATTCAGTCTGCGGAACAAGAGGGCCGTAGATTGGGCGAAATTGGTAAGTTCCTGTCATCTGGATTTGACAAAGCTGTTAGCGCTTCACAAAAAGCCGCACAATTGTTCGGTGGACTTGGGCAGGCAGCAGGCACCATTGGCGACTTAGGCAGGCTTCAGTCTGAGTTAGGTCGTGCAGATATTGGTATGTTATCTCAGCTTGGTCAGGTTGGACAGCAACAGTCTCAGGCAGAACTTAACGCACAGCGTCAAAACTTATTACAGCAATCACAGGAGCCTTTCACAAGGCTACAGCTTGGAAGTCAGTTGTTAAAGGGCACGCCTTCAGGCGACCTTTCCTCTACATTTAAAAGTGTAACGGAGCCTGCATCTAATCCATTCTTTCAGGGCGTTGGAGCTTACACTGCTCTTCAGGGCGCTGGCATGACAGCTAAATAAGGAGGTTAGTATGGCGGTTTCTGGAGTAAAAGGCACTGGTATAGGGCAAGTTACACTGCCAGAGTATGGCGGCCCAATGGCGCTGCAAGCTGGTTTAAGGGCGGCTGAACCAGAGTATGTTGAGCAAATTACTGGTGACGTACAAGACTATACTGGTGGTTTAACAGGCGCTGGTCTTGGTGCTATTGACATAATAGGCGATTTTTTAAGTATGGCTGGTGACGAAAGGCTTCGCGCTGGCGTGCCTCAAGAGCCTGTTGAAACTCCTAACTTAGGGTCATTTCAGGCAGGCTCAATGACTCGTGAGAGAGTTGACCCATCTCAGTCGTACCAAGATGAAATTATGCGTATAGCCAAGTCTTTGATGCCTCAAGGGTCACAACAGCAAGAGCAAATACAGCAAGAAAAGACACAGCAAGATACTGGAGGCGGTCAAACTGATATTGGTATTGATGATGAGCTGGAATCAGATGGAGCTGGAGCACAGGTTAAAAACTTTGAAGACTCAGAAGGGACGATTGAAGACGTAACAGTAACAGCGCTTCAAGACTATCTAGACCAAGCTCGCCCCGGAACCAAGCCTAAAGATTACGCTGAATACATCAAAGAGTTTTCTGACGCTACTGGTCTGGATGTTTCTGGAAAGCCTGACAAAAGCACAGCGCTGATGGCGCTTGGCTTGTCTTTAATGCAAAACAAAGCTGGTAGAGGTTTTGATGTAGGCAAGATGTTAGGAGCCCTTGGTGAGGCTGGTGAAAAAGCCCTGCCTGAATACCAGAAGGCTAAATCTGAAGCCCGTGCATTGCGTGCTAAAGCTGGTGAGTATGCATTGGGCAGACGCAAAGAGGACGAAGCAAAAGCCCAGCAGCGAAACTTTATGTATGTTGTCCCCAAGGAGGGCAGAGGAAAAACAGAAAAAGAGCGTTTGGCTGATAGAATGATGCGCGGTAAATATATTCGTGTAAACTCTTCAGAGCTATTAACATTAGATGAAAACGAAGATTTTAATCGTCAATATGAATTTATGCCGCCAAATGCTTTGGCAAACATGAAGGACTTGTTTAAAGCACCTGAAAGCCCTTACAGCGACAAGTTTGTTGATTACACGCTGTTTTCAGGGGCGGAAGATGATTTTACCGTAAAAACTTACGCACCAAAGCCAGGAAAGACAAATCTTTCCTCTAAGGCTGTTTCCGCTTCTGAAATTGAAAGAGTGGAAAGAAATATTCAATCAGGGTTAGAGGCAGCAGATAGAATAGATGCGAAGTTTCAGGAATTTGGGTCAAGATTTCAAGAAACACCGCCAACCTTCTTTAACCAAATAGGCAGTTCAGTCATTCAACTAGGACAAGCATTTGGAGTTGGCTTACCAGATGATTATGAAAGCTTTAAAGATATAGAAGATAATGTTGCCTACCAGAAAAGATTTACAGAATACCTAGCTACAAGATACGCTCCTCAAATTCTTCAAGAGGCTGGAAAAACAATTTCTGATGCTGACCGTCAGCGTGTTCAACAAATTGTTGGTGAAATATCGCTTGAAAAATCTCCAGCAGGAGTTGCCGCAAGAATGCAAGACCTTCACGAATTTATTGTTTTAGCGCAAAGAAAAAATATGGAGAAGGCTATCGTTGGCCTTAATTCTGTAGGTGGTGACATAAGGCCCCCAAGTCTTTCAGATGAACAGCGCAAAAGATATCAAGCTCTTTTAGCTGAATACGCTCCTGGTGGAGATGCGTATGAGGTTATAGAAAGCCAATACGGTCAATCAATAACCCCATCAAAGCCAACCGAAAAGAGAGCGGAAGATGAATGAGCAACAAGAGTATTATCTGCTTGATGCTATAGACAGAGGCACGCTCACTGACAGAGAGCGCGATGTTGCATTTCGCGCTTTGGCTGGAAGTAAGGAAGCTCAAGAAAGCATCCTTCCTACTTTAGAAGCGCGTCAAATATCTGGTTATACCCCATCTCCAAAATATGATTATGGCGAGCCAGAAGATGCATCATTTGATTACGAGTCTGGAGCGGATTCTGCTCTTAGAGCGATGATGTCATTTGGGGAGACTGCTGAAGAGCGTGAGGGCATCTTAAAAAGTCTTGTTGGGGAAAAGGGCTATACTCGCGATTCAAAAGGCAGGCTTGCCTTAACAGAAGCTGGTCAACGTGCTAGGGGCATAGACCCTGTTGGAAAAAACCTTGTGATTGAAGACAAGGGGTTTTCTCTGGGTGACTTCGCTGATTTAGCGGGCATTCTTCCAGAAACCATTGGCGCTGTAGCTGGCGGAATCCTTGGCGCACCCGGTCTTGTAACTGGTGCGGCTGGTGCGGCTACGGGCGCTGCTGCAGGACAAGCTATAGAAGAAGGCATTGAAAGCCTGCTTGGGGTTCAACAACAAACCGCTGGTGAAGTTGCGGGGGATGTTGCGACAGAAGCGGCTTTAGCTGGTGGTTTAGATTTTATTACTGTTGGCACATTTAGATTAGGCAAAGCCCTTGTTGGCGGAGCCGCTGCTAAAGTGGGAGCTAGAGGCGAGCCCATTGCACCTCAGATGGGTAAGGAGCTTGTTGATAGAGGCTATAAACCAAGCTTAGAAGCACTAGGTGCCCCCACACTTTTAGCTAAAGGCGTTAAGTTTGCAAAAGGCGCTACTGGCTCTATTGACGATATAGTTGAAAATACTGAAAAAGCTACAGCCGAAGCAAAAGCTCTTCTTTCTCAGCTAGGCGCCGCTAGGTTAGACAAGGCAGGGAAAGCATTTGAAGATGTAACTAGCGCTAAATTTACACAGCTTGAAAAGCAGTTAAAGAAAGCGCAACAGCAATCTTTGGACGCTGTTAATAGCAGTTTAGCTCTTGTTGGCAAGTCTCTTGATGAAGGTTTTGATATTAATCCAGAGGCTCTTGGCTCAATCACCACAGCGTTTGATACATTCAACACTTCTGCCGTGAGAAGGTTTGAAGTAATGGACGAACTGTTAGCAAAGCTTGATATAGACGCCACTGCTTCAGGTTTGAAGCTTGAAGGCGGTAGAATAAAACCTATTGGCTTAGGGCCTGAGTCCGCAATCAAAGGGACAATAAATGACATTATTGAAGGCGGTGCTGGTACCAGAAGGTTGTTAGACCCAAATGTTGACAAAGTTATAAAGGGGATTGAAGACTTAGGTGAAGCTGCTTCATTTGGTAACATATCTGCTCAAAGGAAATATATAAATGATGTTCTTTTTAGTGATGGCGGAGAAGTTGGGCTTAGCACTCTGGGTCGCAAAAATCTTTTTAAAATTAGAGAAGCTCTAGATAATGCTTTAAGTGCAGACCAGCTTCTTCGTGTAAAAGGATTGGCTCCAGGCCAAAACAAACAGTTGGCTAAGATAGGAAGATTAAGAAAAGAAGCCATAAATAATTATAGGGAAGGGTTAAAAAGATTTGACGAACTGGAGCGCTTTGGCATTATCAAAAATGTTCGTGACGCAACAAATGAACCGCAGTTATATGCTGACCAGTTTTTTAACAAGATAGTAAAGCCAAACTCTCCAGAAAGACTGAAGGCAACCTTGAAGGCAACAGACAATCCAGATGAGTTGCGTCAAGCATTGGCACGCTCTTATGCCGATAATGCACTGCTAAAAACAGGAATAGACCTAGACAACCCAGCTAAATTTAGCGGGATTAGATTTTATAATGAAATAGAAAAGCTTGGCAGCACTGGCAAAGTATTATTTGGAAACGAGTGGCCTGCCGTAAGGCAACTTGCAAAAACTATAGCTAAAATATCGCCAGATGACATGCCCGCCGAAGCTGTTGAGTCTATAATGAGGCAGAACTTAGACAAGGGCATAGTAAATGCAATGTCTGAGCTTTCAGAAGCTTCTCGCGCCTTAAATGAAGCCTCTACTCTTAGCTTTATAAAGAAGTACAACAACGGTAGCTTAACTCCAGAGGAAGCTGTAACTGAGCTTTTAAAACCAACGAACAAGGTTGCCGATTGGAAAAAAATAGAAGCCTTTTACGGCAAAAACTCGCCAGAGCTTGCGACAATAAAAACAAACCTTATTGAAAGAATTGTTAGTAAAGTTGATGACAGTGTTTTTACTTCACCAAACGCCGCTGCAGAAATGCGTAGAGCTATAGACCAATATGATAAAGATTTGTTAGAGACAATCATTGGTAAAGAGGCATACGAAAAGCTGACAAAGTTTGCCGATGAAATGATTTATTTGGGTGATGTGGGAAAGGAAGGCTCTATTGCACAAGGCGCAGTAGCGGCTCAAGTGTCGAATAGTCCAATAAACGCCGCCAGAAGAGACATGAGAAATAAAGCGATTGCTAAAGTTTTCTCTAGCCCTGCTGTAATTAATTACTACGCTGGCAAGGGTGTAGGTAATGCTAGCAAAAATGTAAACAGTGTTGCACAAGCCGTTGCTAACGCGGCGAATATTGCCGCAAGAGGCACTGCTGTTGCAAGGCAAGCTGGCGTCAGAGCCATGATAGAGCAGGGCGACCAAACCGTACAAGAGCTTGAAGCAAGAAGAAAAGGCATGATGCGCTCGCCACAGCTCACAGAACCGAACAAAAGTTCGTCTTTAGCTGCAGCGAGTCCCGTAACACCAGGCGCTGCACAGTTCTACGGAATACCACAGCAGGCTTCGCAACCAAGCATACGTCAACAGGCCGCGACCAATCCTGGCATAGCGCAGGCTCTAGGCATTCGCGGCGCAACAGCAGGACTGTTAAAATGAAGTCTACAACTATAGACCAGCTGCGTCAGGAGCTTGCCTCCGATGAGGGCTGTAAGTACGAGATATATTTAGACCACCTAAATTTGCCGACCTTTGGAATTGGTCACTTGATTAAGAAAGACGACCCTGAGTACGGTAAGCCTGTCGGCACTGTCATTGAACAAGAGCGGGTGGATAATGTGTTCAAGCTAGACATTGCAGTAACGCTAGAAGATTGTCACCGCTTATATCCAGATTGGAACGACTTGCCAGAAGAGTGTCAGCTTATCATTGCGAACATGATGTTTAACCTTGGATACCCTCGCCTGTCAAAGTTTAAAGGCATGAAGGCTGGCGTGGACGCAAGAGAGTTCAACTCCGCAGCGGACGAGATGGTAGATTCCAAGTGGTATACGCAAGTACCTAACCGCGCACGGCGTTTAGTAACGCGCATGAGAGCATTAGCAGATGATTCCAAAAATTAGTGCAACCACAGGCCCTGCACCAATAAAAAAACACTGCCGCCGTTGCCCACGTTGTAGTGAACCACTAAAGACAGTGTATGTGCATGGTCATACGCAGTGCGTTAATTGTGACTGCATTATAGATGATTGCTGCCAAGGCGAAACCTGTCAGGCCGCTCCATCAGCATCATAATCACACCGCCAGCTTTTAGCTTCATAAGGAAACCTGTGGTCGCTAAAAACTTCAAGACTCATATTTGACATTTCAACTGTACGCGCCTTGCATTTCGATAATGACATATACGGCCCCCAATTGTCTCTTAATTCAAAACAATGATTGCCGTAGCCACTACCAACAACAGCGCATACAACAATAACCGCTGTATACATAACTATTCCAATTCTACCAAAATTTCCAATTCATTATGTCTTGGGGTTAGCATCTCCAGCTTGCATACAGGGCAAACCATAAAATCCTCTTCAAGACCGTCAGACTTAAAGTCCATTTCGCTTTCACACTTTGGGCATTGTCCATATGATATGAACCTTGCCATATTTCCGTCACCTTCTTGTATCATGGGATATCCCCCCAAAAAGTTGCCAAGTATTAATATTTAGGTCATACTAAATCTATATTGTCAAGAAATAAATTTCACACTTCCAACGGGGGGAAGATGTTAAATTCTTTCGAGGCTGGCAAGCTAGGCGAACATATATGTATGGTTCGCTTGATGAAGCTTGGCTACTCTTGTCAAATAGTCAACCTAGATACGGTTGATATAATTATTAATTGGCAAGATGTTTTTCTGCGCGTTCAAGTTAAATCTAGCATTTTAAAGGGCAGAGGCGGAGCACAAGCCTCGCATATGGGCTATCAGTTCGCCACATCTCATAGCGGCAAGAAAAAGCCACTAACAAAACAACAATGCGATATAATAGCCTTTGTTGCGGTAGAGCCAGAGCGCGTTTTGTTTAAACCAGTAGAGTGCCTAAAAGGTCAGGTTACAAAACGCATATCGCCTGCAAAATTTATTAAAGATGATTTAGAGCAGCGGTCTTTGCAAAATTGCTTAGACCGTATTTTTTTGTCCAACTGAGCCAATGCCCATAGTGTCGTATTCTTTGCCGACCACTGATTTGTATTCTTGGTTAACCATTCTTGTTATTTGCTGGCGGATATTTCTATCTTCTGCATCGCAAATCTTGCGTAATTTATTGTAGGTGCTAATGTCTATACCTACACTTTTCCATTTAGATGTGTCCGCCATATCAACCTCCGAGGGAACCATATAATGCCATATAATAAGAGATTCTACCAGAAAAACAAGTTCGGCGCAAAAAAGACAGAGTTCATGGGGATGAAGTTTGACAGCAAGTGGGAGGCAGAACGCTACGGTCAATTGTGGAAGATGCAAGAGAATGACGAGATAAGAGACTTAGACAGACAAGTGCGCTTTAACATTGTTATTGATGGGCAAAAAATCTGCGCCTACATAGCTGACTACACCTACTACAAGCCAAATAAAGACGGTGTAGATGAATTTATTGTAGAAGATGCCAAGGGCGTAGAAACCGATGTTTTCCGCCTAAAAAAGAAACTAATGCTGGCAGTAAATGGCATTAATATAAAAATTTCTAAAAAATAATACTTGCAATGCAGAAAAAGATTTCCTAGATTGTGTTTAACGATACACAAGTAAGGAGGTCATAATGACTGATATGTTATCAGTGTCTTCCTCATCATTGTCTGAACTTGATATCTTTAAGCAAGAGCTTGAGAAGACAATTTTGGAAGCACAAGAAAAGGTTAAGCTCATCAAGAGCGAAATCGAATCAAGGTATCTTGAAAGGGCACAAGACAAGCTCCGCCAAGAAGGGAAAGACTTTGGCAGCGTCACTGTTAACGATGGTGAATACAAGGTCAAGGTTAATGTCCGCAAGCGTGTGGAATGGGAGCCTGGTATGCTCATCAAAGTGCTTAACAGCATGGATGAAGATACTGCGCGTCATTACGTACAAGTCAAATACACTGTCCCCGAAGCTAAATTCAATGCAGCACCGCCAGAGATTAAAGCCGCTCTGAGCGAGGCTCGTACTGTATTCTTGCAAGGCGTTAGTGTTGATTTAGAGAGGGATGATAATGCTTAATATCATTACAGCCGAGCAAAGGCTCAAAGAAAAGAAAGGCCACAAGATGGTTGTTTGTGGTCAATCAGGTGTGGGCAAGACTTCTCTTGCCCGTACCCTAGACCCATCCAAGACATTGTTTATGGACTTGGAAGCGGGGGATGCGGCTATCGAAGGCGTAGCCATTGACGTTATCCGTCCGCGAACTTGGCAAGAGTGCCGCGACTTCGCAGTATTCTTGGGCGGCCCAAACCCATCATTGGGTGAAGAGGCCACATATAGTCAGGCACATTACGAATATGTTTGTCAGACATATGGCGACCCAACAGAGACATTGTCTAAGTATGATACTATCTTTGTTGACTCCATTACCGTGGCTGGACGCTTGTGTTTTACACATTGTCAGAACCAACCTGAGTGCAAATCAGAACGTACTGGCAAGCTAGACACTCGTTCAGCATACGGTATGCAAGGCAGGGAGATGATGGGGTGGCTATCTCACCTTCAGCATATCCGTGACAAGAATGTTATCTTTGTGGGCATTCTTGACGAGAAGGTTGATGATTACGGGCGGCAGACCTATGAGCTTCAGATTGAAGGTTCAAAGACAGGTCGTGAATTGCCCGGAATTGTCGATGAAGTTATTACGATGGCGATTATGCCTGACGATAACGGAACGCCTTATCGAGCCTTTGTTTGCCAGACTCTGAATCAGTG